AATCGTGAACAACAAGAAGAAGTCGATTGGGAACATGTCTTCAATGCACTCAACGACCTGATGACTAACGCTCGTGGAGTGGGTGTAACAGTCTCTCAGACACTCAGCGCTGAAGGTGATGACTGGGTGTGGTATTGGAGCAGGAGATTGAACGCTCAGGGAACGAACGTTCTTATATGGAGTATAGACCGGGACCTTCAGCAGCTCGTTCAAAGACTCCCAGACGGAACATTCACCGCATGGTATAGCGACCGGTCTGGACTTTGTCTTCCTTTGTATTACAAGAATACAGAAAACGTAGATCCTATGGATTACTTCATGTCTCCTATTCAATTCGATACAGAACTCATAGATAGTCTCAAAATAGGAGCTGGAGGAAAAGTGATTTATGTCAACCCAGACGAAGTAGTTATAGAAAAAGTGCTTTGTGGAGATAGTGGTGATAACATCAAAGCGGTTGTGAGGTTCGAGAAAGGTGGTAGAGTATATAGGTTTAGTGAAGGGGACCTAAAGAAATATCAAGAACATGATCTTCCGATGTCTACTATAGATGACTTGAAAGAATGTCGTGAGGATATTGCTGATTGGATACGAACAAGTAAGAAATTCTCCCCATACAAGTTCAAGAAAAAGGATATTATGGAGATGCTCGATTATAATATCAAACTGGTGTGGTTAAGTGAAGAGACTATCCCGGAGACAGTCATTCAGTCTATGAATGAAGTAGAGTATAAGAAAGTTGATGTGGGGATGTTAAGGAACAATTATAAAATGCTCGCTAAGACACGCGAGGATACTGATATTGAAAGCATATTTGAAGAAATTTCATAGAAATGGGAGTATTTGATCAGGATACCAATATAAAACGAGAAGTGAATTTAGATGATGACTCAAGGACCGACATGCTTCTCGATTATGCGTTTGGGTACTATGCTGATCAACTATTGTGGAATGGTGAGAGTGATGTACAAGAGTACTTCAAAAGGTCATTTACAAATATGTTTCATGCACTTGGGTGTGCCTGTCCGATGTGGTGGTTCCCTCCTTACCTCGCCCCCTATCTGATTTTACATCTTAACGACATATCCTTTCAAACGGAACATGACGGACTACATATAATTTTAAAGTATCGGTATGGAGAAAATCGAGAAATTTACAACAAGGAAAAGGAATTTATTTTTTGAATTCTATGACAAAAGGTGGTTAACTAAAGATCAACGATTCTTTTGTTAAATATATTCATGAGCATATTTAATCAAAATATTAATGATCACCCACTCAAGGAACTTCTTGAGACTGTGGAAGATATTGTGGGTACAGTGGTTCCGCAGGAAATGATGCATTATAATGCAAATCCAGATCACATATCTCACGAAATATGCACAATGCTCAACTATGAGAATATATTGTATAGTCATTTCAAGTCATATAATGAACAAAAGTATACTATATATTGTGTAGCAGTAAGGAAGGAAGGATATAAAAGAAGAATACCTTTTTATAAGGTGTCTTTTTGGATCCCAGAACTTGATGACCAAGGACTTGTTGAGAAAAAACACTTTATTGATCTCTTTGTAGGTATAGGAGGAATAGTTCATGAGCGTTTTTAGTGATAATATAACGAACAACACCGATCTGCAATCATTCTACGATGTTTTGAAAGAATATATTGAAGATCAATTCTATAAGCTATACAATTGTATGAATGGAGACTTGTCGCGTGTGTCTTCAATATTTAATGGGGCGTTTAATAAAATTGAAACACAGAAATTGTTTGAAGAACACGAAATTTACCATCCATATTTTCATTGTCAGCTCGTGGTTGGAAATGATTATCATTCTATTATTCAAATAGCGATCTTTTACTCAGATGATTCAACTATATATGTTCACGATGATGCAAAAGTATTCTTATTAATTAATATTCCTATCCCAAACAATTATGAGCATCTTTGCAAATAATATCACACCTACTGTCCCTTCAGATCTCTCTTGGAACAAAATTGGTTATATTGAATGGGAGAAATATCTTCAGGAAAAGTTCCACGAGCGAGTTCGTGGTTTTTGGTCTGCTTCTGGATTGACACCTGACCCATCATTACTCCCAAGCACCCCACCATACTCGAAGAATTTTTTCAAACGAAAATTTTCTAACAAAAAGAAACTCAGTAAGACGGATGAATCCGAATTAAATGAGGTTTTAGAGAGGATTTATAAGACTTACGGAGTATGGGTGAAATATAAGGTACAGGTGGGTAATAATAAGAGGATCAAATCTATAGTTTTTTATCGTTTTTGTTAAATATATACATGGGATTATTTGATAGTTCATTAATAGAAAAAGAAGTTCATATCTCTCTGGCAGAGAATCTGCTTATAGATCTGTGTGGGGAGATTGAAACACGGCACAAAGATCTTATAAGTGCTATGAGTAGTCATGGGATGGACTCTGTAGCCGCATGTATTGAAATGATTATAAACAGGTTAAAGTCAAGTGAGAAATATAAGAATCTTGATGTAACCTCGGCTAAATACGATAGCGATTTCAAAAAATACAAATTTGTCTCAGTTATTAAAAATAATTTGTATGTAGTGATCAAGACAGGATCATTATATCACTTCTACAATCCAGAGGACATGGCGGTCGCTGAACCTGAAGACCGAGGAGATATTTTTGTAACATTAGATAAGTATCTGAGAATAACAAAACGTAAGTTTAAACCATATGAGCGTCTTTGGTAATGATATCATACAACAATCAAATCCTTTAGAGTCGATCGCGGCAAACATGAAAATCAATGTTGAAGATCAGCTTAGAATATGGAATATGGATTTTTGGTACAACGGAGTGATTCATAATTCGGAATATATGAAGTCCACATTAGAAAAACAATTTTGTGCATACTTTGAAAAGGACTTTGACAAAATTGGATTAAATGTGTGGAAGATAGTAGTATATGTATGGAGAAAGAAACACGGATTTACAGGAGAAGACATTCATGTAATTGTTGAATACTGGGATGAGGTCTCGTCAAACAATTGTTTGATATCAAACAGATTTGATCTTTTTAGCATCGATTTTGACTTCCAATATAATAATCCCGGAATGGTATGAGTTTGTTTGATGAAAATATTATAAAGAAGGACTTGTCTGTGGAGTCTATACTTCAACAGAATGTATATGATGTTGTAACTACAGCATATCATGATATCCAATATAGGATCAATAACGGTCAGACGCTATTTAAACTACACCCCAACGCGTTAGCTAACGAACATGGGTGTTTTGATGTTGGAACAACAGGCAATTACCTCACAGCATTCAAAGATGTGATTTCATGGGGACTGTATGGATTAAAAGAAAGATTAGATATATGTCCAATAAATTGGAATGATGCTAAATTAAACCTTGACGCAGTTCGTGCTGCGATATTGCCTTCAAATGAAAAAATAGATGTTAGTGTTTGGGTTGATTATAAAATATTTAAACCAAAGAGGTTTATTGGAGAACCGTCTATATTAGATATGGGTGGTATATCATATATGTATACATTTGAAGAATTCGAAATACCGCTCGATAGACCATCACCATCATTTAGATTTTTTGTATGAGTATGTTTTTATATATTAAAATATAATGGAAAAAATATAATGGAACAAACGAAATTGAAAACCAGAACGAGAGTAGCTGGAAAGTATTTAAAATCATTCGAGGAAAACCCTATCGTGGAACGTCTCGAGGACTCTCCAGCTCCCGGGATAACAACAATAGATCATATTAAAGAACTGCAAGAAATTCTCGTCCAAACATGTATTGATTACATCAATAAAAATGGACTTACAGATATTTGGGCGGTTCGGTTTTCTGCAGACGATTTGGCGGAATCTTCAAAATATGGTTCTTGGCAGCCATGTACGGATAGTTATATTAAGGTAGAAGGGGTGAAAAAAGAAAGACATTTGAGAAAGAATGGTGATGTGTTTGAAATGCCTTATAGATATACGATAGGAGAATATATGTAATGAGTGTGTTTGAAGAAAATATAGTTAACGAAATACCTGTGGTAGAGAAGGTTCGATTTGCTATAGGAGAAGTGCTTGATGAAGTGACTGATCTGGTGAACAATCATTTTGGTGATTGTCAATTAAATATAGTAGGGACTGGTAGATATCAAACTCTCCTTCCTCCGAATACTGCTATGTCCTTTGTGAGAGAATCTGGTGATAAATTGAAAGCATTGTGTGGGAGTGACTTTGGACATAAGTATGGATTACTCATAGTGAAACCAGTCATACTTGAAACGATTGTTTCTGAACCAATAAATAAAACCGACTCCACCACCACATATAAAGTAAAAGTCCATGCGGAATGCTTTATAGACGAATCTACCATTCCATCCACAGGCGCTGCTATGCTGTACTCAGATATGGATTTCTTCTATACAAAAACAATATATAATCAACCACACTGGCCATGAGTATATTTAATAAAGATCAAATACAAACCCCACCAACTCCACAAAAGTACTTTGAGACCTTGTGTGATGAGGCGTTTGGATTCGATTTTACTGATCATGGTATTTATGAGTACGAAGGTAATGATCTTAATAAAAGATTATCAAACATATGGGCTGCAGTAAGAAAAGCATATCCGCAGAAGATGCTGAAGTTGGAGAAAGTAGGGTTTGGAAATCTAAAGGTTGTGTCTGTTGACATGTCTTGTTTACCAGTTGACTACTGGGATGATTTAAGTAATTATGATTTTATAGTGATATGAGTATATTTGACAAATCCCTTATACAACATAATTTGGAATATTTACCCGATCCAATAGATAACGCAAAATTTCAAATAGAGAGATACTTTAAAACAGTGGTAAAATCTTGTAAATATTTGAGAAATCTCGGACTTTGTATAGATAAGCAAGAATACTTATGTAACTGCATGGATGCATTTATGAGCAGCTGGACTACATCAGAATCACCAGCAACGGAGTTCTGGAAAGGTCCTATGATGATTGCAACCTATTATCATATAACGAAACTAAGAACAGTTTCTCAAAAGACAATAGGGTTAGAAATAAGTTATAGTGGAACCGAACATGTACTATATTACTTAGAGTTATGGGAAGACAATGAGCGTATTTGACGAAAATGTGGTTGAACAACCAGTACATCCGTTCCGTAATCTTTTATTTTTGGTTGGACGGCCTAAGATGACTAGTATAGAGGAGCTCTTTGCAAAACATACAATAGATTATTGGAGAACACACCCGGATACTCTTGCTCATGAAATATTTCATATTATATCTGGTGGTCGAGATCCTCAGCATTATGAATATGACGACAAGGACCTGATTCATCCATCAACGGAACCATTTATGAAAAATATAGATATGGTTTCTAATGTTATGAAGGAGGTTCTCCCATTTATTAATAGAACTGATGGACATTATCAAATAAAATTGAATACCAAGGCTGTACAGACAGGTCGATATAAATATAAATACGTTAGCTACCTAGACTTCGAATACTTCTATCATGAAGAAAATGACACATTATCAGAAAGTGAATTAACCAATACTATATATTATGTCCCTCTTTAGTCCAAATATAATACAAGACGAATCTGATATTGAATTACTAAAGAAACATCAGGCTTTTATGGAATCTCTACTTAAAGCATCAAACGAAGTTAATGAATTAAGTAAAAAAGCCAAAGGTATGTATGTGATTGTGGGTTGGCAGGACCTAGGAGAAGCGTTTGTTAGACAATATCCAAGTAGCTAAAAAATCTTTGATAAACATTAAACAAATTGCATTTTTCATTATATTATTTAAAAGTTAGAGATGCCAATCTCTAATATTAACCAAATAAACGTTCAAATTAATTATGGCAGATTTTATTGATGAAGTAATGGGATTCGATCCCTCAAATCTTGATGCGTTCAACGAACCCGAATCTCGTTCTTTTGACGCTAATGTTTACAAAACCAATCCCAAAGATTCTAAGAGCGAAGATGGGAATTACAGATCACGCGTTCGTGTGATTTACAATCCAGCAAATCCAAAAGACAGTATTGTACATCAGGCAACTTATTTCCTTAAGAGTGCTGATGGTGGTCTTCTTGTAAGAAGCCGTCTTGGCAATGGTCCTTCCGATCCTCTTTATAAGGAGTGTCCTCTTTTCAAGGCTTGGAAAAAGATCTGGTTTGCTAGCAACGATCCAGTCGAGAAGGCTAAGAACCAGGATCGTGCAAAGGAAATCTTTGACAAGACCGAAAGCGATTACGTACTCGTTCAGATTCTCGAAGACGAGAATAAGCCAGACCTTGTTGGTAAGTTCATGGCGATGAAGCTCCCTAAGGCTGTTCGAGTTAAACTCGAGGCAAAGATGAAGCCTTCAAAGGAATCCAAAAAGACTCCTTATCCTGCAATGGACTATGTTATCGGTCTTGAGCTGAATATGGATGTCGCACCTGGACCGGACGATCCTGCAAAACCTGAGAGGAAGCAGCGTGAGATCTCTTATGACCTCTGTGAGTTTGGTGACTACGCTCCTATCATTAAGACAGATGGTACTCCTCTCTTTAATGAAGAGCAGCTCGAGTTGATTGACTCCTATGTCACCGCTATCAAGGATAGCACCGGCGCAAAGACCGAAGCAAAACGTAAGGCTGCTGCAAATCAGCTTGAAGCTCTCCGTCCTCAGCTCCGTCCTCTTTACGAGATTGCCTTCAATTATGTAAAGGAGAATGCCTTTGATATCCGTGAGGATCAGGGTTGGAAGGAATGGGATGAACAGACTGCAACAAAGGTACAGCACTGGATCGACATCGTTCTCGATGGTAAGGATCCTCAGACAATCACCTATGAGGATTGGAAGAATAGCAAGAACGGAGTCAATGGAGCTCCCGCTCCGGTAGCTCCCGAAGCACCTGCTGATGCACCAGTAACTGATCCCGTAGGAGATTTTGGTACCAAGGCAGACGATCTTCCTTTCTAAAAAAACTCTTTTAAATCAATTCAAAAAAGAAAGATGATTAAATGGTCATCTTTCTTTTTTCTTTTTATTATACGCGATTTTTGATAGCATTATGAAGAGATTAAATATTTGGGAGATATTTGATAAATAAAATCATGAGTATATTTACAAAAGATATAGTAAGCGATAGCGATAGCGTTGTTCTTAGGGAGTATAACCTGGTGTATGATATTGCCTCGCATACAGATTACTTACATGAGAAAGGCCATGGGTGGTATCCGCGTAAGACTTTTGTTCATGGATTGTATTTGTGGAACGAGTATGTTAATGAGGCGATGGGTGATGTTCTTAATTTTGGAGATGACGTAAGGAAATTCATCAATGAAGGGGACTTTTTGCTTTATATTAAGGATTCTTCCCTGACTAACAAATTAGAATTTAGAGGAGAGACATGGTACGAAAAAAAATATCTTTGGAATGTGTTTGAAGCATATAACGAACATGTGTTGGAAAACCATATGAGGGCAAGATATGAAAAACACCATAAAGTATAGGATAGCATGAGTATATTTAATAAAGTAGAAGACCTGCGTGAACTTGATGATCATATCATCGAGAAATATTATGGTGTATCGTATGACTGGGTGGCAGGTAACCGGATTAAAAAGTGTTTATATATGAAGAGAGACGTCATTAAGATTCAGGATGAAATCTCTCCTCTGTATGAAAACACATATTATTATCCTGAATATGTTTTTCAGATTTGTATGAGAAAGAGCATGGTCACAGCCAAAGAAAACGCCAAAAAAGCATCTGGAAAAACTCGAGTGACTATTGAAGTGGGTAAATTTGAAGTGAGTAATATGAGAGTGCGTTTCAATAAGATGATAGATGGGTGTGGTGTTTTCAAGTACAAAGGCGACACGTATATTAATTTTGATATGCGTGACAGATCAACAGACGGATTATTGGTTCGTATAGAAAATATGTTGTATGACTATATAACAAAAGAAACATATAATAGTAGATTTTTTAGGAAAGGATGAGTGTATTCGATAAAGATACGATTGAAGCGTCCAGTGATTGGGCAGTCGAACAACTCTATAATGTAGACAGTTATCCGTGTCCTGTTTGCAAAGGTCCGCATTGTGTGATGAGAAAATCGGACGGCCTGCCTTATTATACAGTATATGATTTATTCGAACAGTACTTGCAGGTTTGTAATAAGCTCGATAGGTTGGCCGGAGTGCTTAAATTTACACCTCCTCACCACAGTAGGAAAGATTTTATTCATTTGGTGAAAGAGAAATGTGAAGACAAAGTGTTATATAAGAACAACTATTATTATAGCATAGATTGGTTTAAAGCCAATATATCTCATAGAATTGCTGATTATTACTTTGAGATATGAGTAATTTAATCTAGATATTGGTAAAGATTTGTGCTGTTTTTAATAAATATATTTAAACAGTTACAATATGAGTTTGTTTGCAGATCATATTACCAACCAGGATGATTTCATTCTCCAGAATTTTGACCTTCGGCTGAGTTCTGATTATAAAAACATAATGGTGTTGGTGGAAAAACAACATGAGGGTCAGAGTCTAACCGACTGGGGCTGGAGAAGAAAGATATTTGTCCCGTTGGATATTGTGTGGAAGGATTACATCCATGAAGGTTTCGATGATATTGTAACGTTATATGGGGTTCGTAATAGACCTACTAAAAGGGACTTTATGGAGTTTGTCCAGACATTCTCTCATCCTGATATTAAGAAATTGATTTTTCATCAGGCTACCTATATTGATAGAAGTATATTACGTCCTATATATGAAGCATTTAACAAACATTGGTGTTTCGAAAATTACAATAATAAAAAATTAAAATATGAGTGTATTTGATAATCACCTCGAAAGGAATACCCTGAGTAAGGAATCGGACAAATTGATTCTTGCAAATTACAGAATCTCTAACAGTGGATCTACTCTCATTCCTAAGCAAGGAACATTCGCTGTTTCCAAAAAGGACAAGCGTTCTGTTGGAATAAAGAAAACCTCAAAGATTCCCGCAGGGACCTTTAAAGAGGAACATAGTATATTCCGATCGATGTATGGGAAGCTCCATGGTGAAGATGGTATGCGCGCCTATCCTATTTTTGAAGAAGTGATCCGAGGCATGAGCCTGCCTTGCCTGGTTTATAACTCAAAGAGGTATTATCAAGTAAATCGCGAAGTGAAGAGAAGTATCTATACTGCGGTATATAATAGAATTAATAATTGATAAAATATGAATGATCGTAACGAACAGTTAGAACAAGCAAAACGACTTTTATCTCAGGATATTAGTGAAGAGGCTAGAATGGTCCTTCTTACTCAATTTCCTGAATTGAAAGAGTATGAAAAGAAATAGTTTGTTTTTGTTGATAATAATGGTTTTGATTGGTTGCGTGACTTGTTCTTAAGAATGAGTCATACAATCTAATTTATACTGTTTAAGAGAGTTCATCGATAAATTATACTCACTATGTTTACTAAAGAAGAGAGATCAACATTTTCATATTGGTTTGCTCATTGGTGTGCATTCCAGATGACCGCTCTCAACCATCGTATGTGGAAGCCAAGGTATCTGTTGCATGATATTGAAAAGCCGTGGATGAGGTTATTTATGTCCTACAAAAAGGTTCAAAGATGGCATCGTCTTCATCATAAACATCATCCAGAGTGGTTGGAGGCTAAACTGGAATCATCAGTTAATTATTACGATACAATGGATTATATTTCGGAGTTCAACTATCAGGAAATGATCATTGATTGGGAGTGCTCGCGATTCACCAAAGAAGCATCTCCATTGACTGCTCGACAGGAACTGGAAGGATTTTTCAATGAATCACATGCATCTAAATACCCGGAATTAACTCGTTATAAGGAAATTTTTATAGAAAATTGTATAGATGTAATAAACAAATACGAATTTGAATGAATACTAATACTGATTTTATTAAATTTGCAACGTCTAACTGTGGCGTTAACGCTAATGGGGTTGGTAGATGGATAAGTAGTATTAATAATACTCCACCTACGATTATTGAAGAAAGAAAACAAAACGTCGCATCTACGGATATATTTTCTCGATTGATGGTCGATAGAATCGTATTCCTCGGATCGGCTATAGATGATGATGTAGCTAATATCATCCAAGCACAACTCCTCTATTTGTCATCTGCGGGAGAAGGAGACATCTCGATATATCTGAACACTCCTGGTGGATACGTGACTGCAGGACTGGCTATCTACGATACCATGCAGATGATTGAATGTGATGTCCGGACGGTATGTACGGGGATGGCAGCGAGCATGGGTGCTATTCTTCTTTGTGGAGGTACCGCTGGGAAACGCTCCGCTCTACCACATTCAAGTATTATGATTCATCAACCACTGGGAGGAGCTCGAGGAACCGCAAGTGACATATTGATCGAAGCTGCAGAGATAGAAAAATGTAGACGGGAATTGCTCACTATTATTTCCAACCACACTGGACAACCTTATAAGAAGGTGTTTAAAGATGCGGATCGAGATTATTGGATGACAGCTGATGAAGCCCTGAAGTACGGGATGATAGATTCTATATTAATGAAAAAAGAGAGATGTTAATCTCTCTTTTTTAATTTCGCATAAACGATATATTCGTCTTTATTACATTTTAATTTAAACGTAACAAGTCTTGGAAAATCTTTCATAGTACCTACGCCCCACATAGGAAAAACCTGTATGTCATCACAGTAATAATCTAAGCGTCTGTGTGTGGTGTCACGAGTTTCTTTTATAAACTCACTGAGTTTTTCTGTGATGTCTTTTGTTGTTTCACAACACATTATCACCCACGTCAAGATCACCGGGACATAATTTTCTATATATAACTCAGGCTTATCCACACCATTTAATCCTTGTTGATAAGATGAAGCATGTGGAGATAGAAACTTTTTCCATTTTGGAGATGTTATAAGTTTTTGAATTTTTTGCGCAGAAAATGTCCGATTAAAACAAAGATCTATTTCAGGATACTCATTCGCATCAGCAGATTCCCATCCTTCTAATTCCAGGATGTCTCCAAATGTAATTGATTTTTTAACATTATCGTCAAATAAACTTTCTATTAAACTTTTCATCACTTAATTTCTTTTATATATTAATGTAATATGGAAGAAGGTAATTATCAATTTATCTGCTTGCTGTAAGATTTCTGTATTACCGTTTGAAAATGTTAGATTGCTTGTACCCGAGACATATGTATCTGCGCTCATACGGAGGTAAGCATCATGAAGAAGAGTAGATGAATAGTACTTATGAGTATTATCACGCAACCATCTACCAAAGTCATAAAGAGTCATTTTTAATAACTCACCAGTCAAAGGGATATCGCAAACAATTTTATCCAATGCATCAGCTATAGATTTTGAGTCCTTGGTTACTTTCACACCAGAGTCTTTTGAGAGTAATGTGGTTTTATACATATCCTTAAGGACAAACCCAGTTGGTTTCATATAATGAGGACCTCTACGACCACTGGATCCATCTGGTCTCTCAATTAATTCATTTATCTTAATATCATCTAATTTAAATATATCTCCAAACTTTATATCTTTGGATATCACATCAGAATCAAAGAGAGATTCAGAGAGGGATTTAATTTTCCTCTTACGTTTCTTTTTATCCTTTTCTATTTCTGATTTAGCAGTTTTTTCTACTCCACCAATAGGTTCAGAAAGAGTATCCGGTCCGGTCTCCCCAGGATTACCCATACCCATGGTATTAGCTGGAGTAGCACAACCCTCTCCACATTCAAGATATGTTTGTAAAGTCTTCATATTAATCTAACAATATTCCATCAATTATATTTTTCACCCATTCCTTATTAGTAATAACAGAGTATGAACAATTTGGTGTGTAAAACGCAGCGACTTTACCTTTCCACGTTGGTTTTTTATCAACACCATCAAGGTTGTTGGTCTCCCAGGCATAACTTTTTCCGCCTCGATAGTCTTGCAATGTTGCCTCGAATGTCTTTAAGTCACTTTCCGATGATTTAAATGGCATCACGAGTTGATATATAAAAGTATATTTGCATGGATGACTTATTTCTGTCAATCCCCTCAGTCCATCTCTTCTTTGTAGTATTATATTTTCTGTTAAATCAACTGGATTCTTCCTCAGTTGATCTGCATTACAAACGGTTCCACTTTCAAATAGTTGATCGAATAGATCATTTCTCACTTGAGGTTCTAATTTCTCAAGAGCATAACTACTGAAGTCATCCATATATTTTTCTATAGATAACTTTTTAGACACTATGTTTCGATCAAATAAGCTCTCACTTAAACTCTTCATCATTTACACAATTCTTTTAATCTCTTTTTAAGAGTGTCTTTCATTTTCTTATCTATTATAAGAATGCATTCTTCGTAATGCATGTTCTGCAAGCGATCCAATGTTTCTTCAGAACCAAAATCACTATTTATAGCCCAACCAATATTAATATCATCTTCAAACCAATTACCAAGAGCCCATCCTATTTGATACCGCGTGAGATATCCATTGTTTTTTTCATAAGGCCACACTACAGCGTAATTATCCTCACGATCATAGTTTTTTCTAGCGAGCATAATCCAGTCATTCTTTCGGATTGCCTTTAAGAACGCTTCTCTCTTACCGTTCATACTATAAAATCCATATCTCTTTCCTCCTATAGCAAACAAAGTATCAAGAGCTTTTTCTGTTATTTCATCGGTGTACTTATTTACATCCAAATGATCGATAACATCTTCGAATGGGTCTTTAGTTATGTTGTCTCCAAAAAGACTTTCTATTAGTGTTTTCATTAATCATACAATAATTTTTTCACAACCGGATCGAGTCCACGCGGACAACCATAAAACACTAATATCTGTTCACCTGGATTGTAATACTCCAGACCCCAATCCGTAATGCTATTGAATTTAGTTGCCGGATATCCCGTTGACTTGAGGAGCCAAACTATAATTTTTGGAATCTTCCCATGACCTATCTTAAAGTATGCTCCACGTTCATTGCAAAAACAACTAGTGAAGTATTTATCTAATTCATTAGCATAATAATCAATTTCATCTTCATCCATTCCATCACCGATCTCTTCAAACTCACTATTATCAATTTCAATCCAAGTATCAAAGTTTTGTTTATTAAAACATTTTTGAAGTGATCGAATTATATAATCGAATCCAATCTGATGTTCAAGATAAGTCTCATACATCCATTCTGGCATATCGTTTTTTGGATCTGGCACATGCATAAAAGAATGGATTATCAAAAATATATTACTTTTGATTTCAGGATCTTTTGTTTTAAACCAAGACCAGTCTATGGGGGATTTTTCAATAAGATCCTTATCAAATACTCCTTCTAATATTTCTTTTAACTGTTTCATTTTTTCCGAATACATTCAATTAGTTTTTTACTTAATTCGGCAGGGAGCACATAAAATGTCCTCGTATTAGAACCAATAAATATATCTTTCAAACATTCTGCCTTCTTTTCCCAATCTTTAAATCTATCAAATCCATCCAATCGACGGAGTCTCCAAGACCAATTTTTTGTTTTCTTTTCTATCCTAGCATAGACAGATTCGATACCAAAATTGGGATAATTGATGCTAAATACAAATAAATAATCATCTACTTCCCAGCCACCATATATAGGTAAAATAATAATATGTTCAAGAGCATCTATAGGATGTTTTTTAAATTCATCATATGTATATGTATCACATATCTCTGTAATAGAATGAATTTTCGTCATAATGTCTTCACTAGACATTTTAGCAATATCTCTGTTACGGAAATGTTCGATTTCACTTTCTATAGAAGTTTTTTTAACAACTATATCTTTATCAAACACACCTTCTAATATTTCTTTTAACTGTTTCATTTTACTTCCTCTATATTCATATTTGGATGATTCTCTCCTATCCTGATAAACTTCCCTCCATCAGTATATACATCCCATACAATCTCTCCGTGATACATACTCCAGCCCTTCACAACTCCCACCACATCTATATTAAGAAGACAGTCACATTTAAAATGTAACTTCTTCCCCACAAGGCAGTCCGCCATATATGATTTGATTGGTGTCATTAATCAAGGTTAAATAATTTAAGTATATTTTTAGGAGTTCTTTTGGGAAATGCAAGAATAACAATAGTGTCTTCTTCATTAACGAGGAAAAATCCTCCATTAACAAGTCCGGGTTTTGTAAATTTCTCTTCAAGTTGCTGAAGAAGGGCAGTCACGCTGCTGTTTTTCGGAAGAGGACCACGAAAACCAGATTTTGATATTCCATCTTTTGTTTCCGAGCGATTATAAACAATTGCAGAGTATGCGTCATTCATCATATCATAAAACTCACCCTCATCAGCAAACTTATCTTTCACCTCATCAGAATAATCAAATTGGTCATAATTAATCATATACCAAGTATACACCTTACCCATAGAATCAGTTATTATTTTCAACAATTCATCAACGAGTGGTTTGTATACTTGCCAATCATATTTCATGAAATCATTCAACCAATCTTCTTCTCCACTCTCCCAGTAGTAAAATATATACCAAAGAGTGTTTGGTTGATTGATCCAACGTTTGAATCCGGGATTGTCGAAAAGGTCTTTTTCAACTAACTTATCATCAAACAGACTTTCTATTAATGATTTCATTTTTTAATTAATGTTATTTTCATCGAATTTGGGGATGATGAATTTATATTGTCATATATAGATATTTCAAATACAACTCCACCTTTCCAACCACGAATAGACACATATAAATCATCATAATCCGAAGATTTTACATAAGGTTTAAGTTCTTTTTTAAGTTCTTTTCCTGTTGAATCGTTTAACACAATTGCAGGAGTTTGAAAAATAATGTCTATTAAAGCAGCCAAGCCCAGCACTCTGTTTCTTTTTTCCCAATATTCTATAAAATTATTATCTAAGTCCACGAATTTATAATTCCATTTTTTAAGTTCTTTATACTTAAATAAATCCATGAATTCGAGGGGATCATTAGAAAAAAAGTTATGATGAGGTGCTTCGGAGAGTTCATATAACTCCCCGATTTGAACATCAATCTTTTTTACATCTTGAGCAAATAAACTTTCTTGAAGGGTTTTCATTAGTCATTGAAATGTTCATTTGAATAACTAAGAGTAATGTCATAGACATCATCGAGGGTGTCTATGGTGCATTTTTCAATATATATATTGTTTTTCTTGGAGTACTCTTGAATAATCTTACCGATTTTGATAAATTCATCACTCAACCCCCAACCATTCTTTCCAAAGGATATTTTCAACACTCCTTTATCCTTATCATCATCTACGCTAATATCAGACGGAAGAGTATTCGCGTCTCTTTCTAGTATATATTGTGTAATATCTTTCATATACTAAATAATCACACAATTATTAGTATTTTTAATCATGAATCATTATATTACAGCATTCGATATTGAGTCAACTGGACTCTCACAAATAGAGGATTACACAATTCAACTTTCTGCTATTCGATTCCGGAAAGATACTTTTGAAATAGTCAAAGAATTCAACCATTACATCAAACCAATACGCAATTACGAGATCAAACCAGGAGCCTTTGAGGCTCATGGTTTAACCAAGGAGTTTATTGAGGAGAACGGAGTACCTCTTAAAGATGTGGCGGGAGAGTTTATAGAGATGTTTGACGACGCAGATGTCCTTACATTCAATGGCAATCGCTTCGATGTTAATATGATATATAAGGACCTCCTTATGATTGGAATAGAATTCCCGCTGGAAGGTAAGGTCTTCTATGATAGCTATGGTATGGAGGTACGTCTCAATCCTCGCAATCTCTCTACAGTATATTTTAATTATACCGGAAGGTGTTTCGAAGACGCTCATAATAGTCTTGCGGATGTTCGAGCAACTATTGAAGTATTCAAACATCAACTTGAAGTTATTAAAGAGGATAATGAATCTGGAGAGGAGGTTGATGATTGGACTGAAAACCATCTCTATTCTCCAGAAGGATCAATTCGTAATGCTGGAGGTCCAGGGGAGCCAGAGAGAATTGTATTTAATATTGGTAAATACAAAGACCAGGAGTTTATGACTGTGTGTAAGAATGATCCCGGTTATATCCAATGGTTCCGAGACAAGGTTGCAAGCCCATATACTTGGAGAAAGTTGACTAAGTATTATAAAGAACATCGCGATCAGTAAAATGGAAAGAATTATTGCTGCTGCATATAAAGTAAAACCGGAATTTATTTGCGAGAAAGGCAGTGTAATACAACCCAACTCACAAGAAAGAGACGATATATACCGATGTCGAATTGCAAGACACCACGCGGAGATTCTCCATATATTCGGAAACGAAATCGACAGACATACAGACGGGTTTTATACTTCATATGGTAGATGGGTGGATAGAAAAGAAGCTGCTAGGATTGCAATAGAAAGTGGACAGATACAGAAGTGTCATTACTTTGGTGGTGAGCAACTTGATAGTAGTGATATTTTCGATTTGGATTACGATGGAAAGATAATATAAAAGTTGTGTTATGAATAAATGGAGTGATTTAAAAGTAACACCTGGGAAACCAAAACCAAAGAAGAAAAAAGAAATCGATTGGTTAGAAGAATGTGAAAAAATAAAGAAGGCATGCGAAATCAAAACAAAAGTTCCAAGAGTATTATATTATCGTCGCGCTCCCATAATAAGTAACAAAACAGAAACACTCAATGAATAAAGAGGACAAACTTAAAATCGCCAAATATGACCTTAAAGTAGCTAAGCAGACTGCTGGAAGGAAAAAGATGGACCCAAAAAAGAAACGAGAGTGGAAACTCAAACTCAAAAAAGCAGAAAGAGATGTTAAAAAATTTTCAAGATAATGAATATTATGAGATTGGAATATTTTCTATTCCACAGAAACGTATTGTAAAAGAATACGTTACAGAACTTCATATTGCTGAGGGAGGAGTGGTTCATGCTCAGTTGATGAAATTTCTGTATCGGGAAAATCCGGGTAGTGTGATGATTTTGTTGAATAGAAGAGACGGTAATCTCCCTAATGATAATAGGGATGTCATAAAAATCAATATCCCTTCTAAGCCAGCCTTTAAATATAATAGATAACTTCTATATATTATTACATAACAGTTATAAGTTTAACCTTTTAAATTCAAGTAAAATTGAAAAATTCTAAATTAAATGCTTCTGTCCCTGGTGATCAGTTCCAGTGGCCGGAGTTCGCGGATGACAAACACCGCATTAAGATCTATTCAGATCGATTCAGGAATAAGTCAGTAGTAGAAGCGTTTCAGGAGGTCTATGGAGTAGACCTGACAGGTGTGTCTGATCGCGCTAATGAACTCCCTCGCGAGTTCCGAGTAGGAGACATCGTCAAAACCAGGCTTTCAAATGTCTCGAAAGAATCCGTTAAGTTCGATGACGTTAACTACAAGGGCACGGTGGCGTGCGCAGTCAATCTTTACAAGTACTACAAGCTCCGTGGTGGTTCTCAGGAGATAATCGACGCAGTAGTCACTGATGTTAAGAAGGACCGTATCACCCTTGATCCTATCAAGCCTATGACAGAGGAGTGGATCAATGACACAGTTTCCAACCCAGTTCTCCAGAATGTTCTTGGAGACCCTCGAACCATCAAAGTAAAGAACTTGCAGCTAACCGCTGGTGGATTCACTGGCAAGGCTGTCATTCCAACCACATCTTCATTTGTTGGTGAAGAGTATACAGTGGATGCATTCATCCCTGGTTCTCAGATTGTTCTCAATATCACAGATGACTTCGAACAGTTTGTTGGTAAGGATGTGGACGTGTTTGTCCTCAATTACATCCAGAAGGGAGATGGAATGTCTCTGATTTGCTCTCGTAAGGCTTATCTCACTTTCCTTGGGAACGAAACAATGATTGAAATGTTCAATCGTTGGTGTGAGAACTCTCCTAAGTGGGAGAAGTACACTAAGGCTATTCACGGTGGTAAGGTTACCGGAGTGATCAACTCTAGTAAGAAATGCGGAGTCTTTGTAGAGGTTACAGACCTGAACATCACCGGTATGGTGAAGGTCCCTGCAGATGAACTGGTTAACTACAAGCCAGGTCAGGATGTAGCAGTCCGTCTTACCTCTTTTGACGAAGAGACTTTCTATAACAAGGAGGTCGGACAGGTACAGCACGTTGATCCATACGTGATCGAGGATGGGGTTCTTGTGAAGTGCAACCTCAAGCCAATCCTCTCATTCGTCTAATAGTACGCGAGTTAGACATTGTTGCATAAAAGAAAAAGAGATGGTTAAATGACCATCTCTTTTTTTAGTTTAGAATTATACCAAATCTTATCTAATCTCCCTCCAGTCAGCGGACTTTCAGTAGGTTTTACGTGAGCAATCCCATCTGCGATATCTGATATTAGATTGGAATCCCTCTCTACAATATCACGTAATTTAGTACAGGCTTTGACTACATAGTCAATAATTTTGTTCATATTTTTCTCAGTAAACACTAAACTTTTAAGAGTACTAAATCGTTTGAACCCATTATCTTCCCAAAGCTCCTTAAAATCCGGATCAATGACTTGACTTGTAAATCTGGTCCACCCCACATCGACTCTTGCAAGATATCCCACATCATCACTTTTCTTTCTGAACGGACCTTCTGTTGTGGGACATAAGTAAAACGAGACCGAAGCACCGTATCCATTTTTTGTAGAAGAGGGTTCATCAGTACATACAGAAAAGTTAATTCGAGCCCATCTCCAATTATCCCTATCTATCACCGTCCATAGAATATTTCCTTTTTTAGAAGGTTTCAAATACGCATTTCTCATACCTTCTATGGGAGTGACTGATAGTCTTTTCGATATTTCTTTTGTTATAATATCATAGCCAGTTTTAACATCTAAGACAAGGTCTTGTTTGACTATATCATTATCAAACAATGATTCCGTCATTTGAGTCTTCGAATCAAACAAACTTTCAACTAATGTTTTCATATTTCTTTACCGTTTTCGTCGATGAATACAAAATCTATATTGTTGAACTTGAATGTTAAGTTAAATGTTCCCGCATCTCTTTCCATTTTTGAATAAGTAAACTCCAATCCATCAATACCATCCAAAACACAATCGAAGAATTTGACTCTCGAGGATACACGACCAGTCTCATCCATTAACTCCACATATAGCACATCCTCATTAGGGTAGTTGGTTGGTTTACAATATTTCCAAAAGATCGTTTCATAGAGCATAAAGTAATTATAAAACCCCTGATTAAAACGAAATGTGATTGTTATCTCTTTGTTTATTTTATCAAGCGGATTACCAGTCCCTTTGTATGATTGTTGACGAGATGGCTCTACATTAATCTTCCCCAATCCCTGTGTTGAATTATGAGAGTGTTGTTGCTGCTCAGTAATTAAATCTGATATACCAGGAATATTCACACCTTGGATGCTTTCATTGAGGTAATCAATGGGAGTGACAAGCACACCAGCATTTCGAGAGAGAATCTTTTGATATTTCTCACTCACTTCTTTTGGAAGAAATGTCTTCGGGAGTTCAAATCTAAATAAATCATATCTAGGAGATAGAGATAACATACAAATTTAATATATTTTTATCAATAATCATATGTAAAATGGATAATATTCAAGACCTCAAGAGAAAACATTATAATGTAAAGGAAGTACTTAAAGAGAGAGTAAAGAATGGTAAAGATGTAAAAGACAAGGTTCAAGAATATCTTCAAATATGCGATGAATTGAGGAGTCTTGGTGTAGAAGTGAACGATTCATCTCCACGCGTTCTTGAAGCACTTAAACTGGCAGGAGTTACTGATTCTCCACATAAACCATCAACACCACCAGTTGCAGAACCTGCTCCTGCTCCCACCACACCTCCTCAACAAGAGTCATTTTTATATAAGATTACTCTTGCGTGGACCGAGCGACCTGGACATACTCCTGATAACACTATTCAGATTATTGAAAATTATCTCAAGGAGAACGGTGCAACACTAACGGACAGTACATCTGCAGATTTTGATGGATACAACGAAATCATGAAAACCTATGAATGGTCCGGAGGAGATAAGGAATTCGCTATTTTAAGAAGATCAGCTAATTACATCCTTGATATATTTGCAGAGAATCAATACGAAAAATACAACATAAGTATTTTTGGATGCAAAAAGATTCAATAATATATTTAAATTTTCATAAAAATTTATACATATAATCCTAAAGTTATGCTGGTTTCTTGGTAAATATATACATAAAAGAAATACAGCTATGGATACACAGATGACATTCCCTCACACCTACGAAAGCGGCATTACCCTCCTCAGAATCACCAACAACGGTGCTTACATCATCACTGACGGATTGAACGTCGCTTTCATCATCCGTAACTACATCCGCGAGGATGGCACCCTGACCGCTTGCGGACAAAAGGCCCTGCTGGATTCAGAGCTGACTCTGGAGCAGTTCGAGAATGAAAATCGCTCCTGGAAGGAGAAGGTAGAGCGCGAGAAAAGGGAGAGGGAAGAAGCCTGGCAGCGCCAGAAAGAAGAAGGTTCTCAGCTGATCACTTACATTCTCGAACAGGGAGTTCTAATGAGCGCTAGCGCTAGCGCTTACAAGTATGCCTGTGGAAGAGGCCTTGATATGTACCGCCGTCCTTGCACTCACTATAATTACATCCCTAAGAGCCAGGTGAAGGTCGAGAGGCGCAACTGCAAGGTCTATGTCACCCTCCCTAAGTGGTTGGCTGAAAAGAATCCATATATCTTCAACGTAGTCGCTTAATCAGTTTACAATATGACGGAAGAAAAAATACATGACATTATAGTCACTATGGTTGAATATAACCTGATTGATCCTGTGAGAGCTCTGACAGATAGTGATTATCTGGCAGAACAGGTAATCCTGTATATAAAAAGCGCTAATATTGCTCGAGAAATGCTACACATGCCTCTCATTTCGTAAATCATTTATTAGTATGAGCGTATTTGACAGAATGACCCCTGAAGGACTCAATGATGAGTATCTAAAGGAGCATGCGGATATTTACAGAGAATTTCATATTGGTCCTGGCAAAGGAGAGGTCTGGCGTATTGATTACGCCGGTGTTCGTTATTGTAATTTGATAAATACAGACTTTTGGAATGTGTATCATAAGGCAGTTGATATGGTTCGATTAGAACTTAGACTGACGCACAAAAAAGGAGCTGCTTGTATCAAAGTAAATAAACATATAGATACCTGCGATCTTATTAAAATACAAAAGATATTCTTGAATGAATTGGAGAAAGGAGATTCCATAACATTTGAAGGCAAGAAATTATATGCTTGTGGGGATCATTCAGCAGCTATTCGTCCGATTGCAAAGTATATAAGTGGGGCATATCCTATATATAAGTATAAATTATTTAAAGATGAGTCTGTTTAGTCAAGATCTAGATAAAGGTGGGGTGTTGGGAGATGTGGTAGACATCAGCGACATTTGTTACCCCTCTGGGAAGTCTTTAGATACTCCAATTATCTCCGTTCGAGACACCACTCAAACATTAGTGGAGTTTCCAGAATTTGATACACAAAGTGAAGGGTCTTTATCTCCTTATGGATTTAATTGCAACCGAGGGTTTGTCAAATACAAACATTTATTTACCGAAGAAGTCTTAAACGATCTGACGGGAGTCAACTCAGATCCGAGCTTACAATCTTTACTTACAAACTCCATTCTGAGAGGGAATATAGAGACTTTATTCATTCCATTCACATCTTCTAATATATACACCGTTCGAAAACCAAGGGATGATCGTTATATATATGATTACCAATGGTGGAAGTTGGTAGAGGATTCTATTAATGACGGATTGAGCAAATGTATTGATCCGTTGTGGAAGCATCATATATTTGTGAGAATGCAAGGATATCATAATCCATCTCTAAAAGTCCGGAATTTCGTATGCTTCTTTTACATCACTATTAAGTTATTTGGACATCGTACATATGGTGATATATTCTGGCCTACTAGGGAAGACGATCAGTTCGGACAGTTGTTTAGAACAATCGATCCAAGTTATCCATGGATGATTAAACAAGAAGTCGGATCCCCAATAAGCATTTCTACTCTCGTAAAAATGGAATATGTAGGAGCGTTAGATTAAAGAACAAGGAGAATTTTGATAAATAATATTTGTAAAACATACAGTATATTCTATGTGCAAGATTTATAAGAATATAACCGAAAAGGAAAAGACCGCGCTAGTAAAACAATATGAGCCGCTTATCAATAAACTGACTAAGCAGTTCACATCACAGGTGAAGATTGATTGGGAATCTGTGAAGAGCATGGCTTACGAGGGGTTTGTGTTGGCGATGTTGAATTATGATGATGAGAGGAGTAAATTGAGTTTCAAGCAGTTTGCTGGTTGGAGCATTAGAAATAATATTCTGAGCTGCCTGGATAAGGAACTCCGTACGGTTTCAATGTCTGCATATGCTCAAAAGAAAGCAGCAGCCGCGGGGGAAGCTACATTTAATAGTGTATCTCTTTCCGTTATCAGTGGCGAGGGAGGAGTGAATGGAGATGATGATAGTCGCTCATGTAAGGAGTTCAAGTATGGAATATACGAAAAGGATAAGTTCAGCGACGGAGATGTATATGAGTACTTGTATTCGAGACTTGAAGAACATTTCCCCGAAAGAGATTGTGAAATGTTCTATAGAGTGTTTGGATTGAAGGGGTTTGATGATGAGAAAGGTAAGGATGTAGCGAAGCGATTTGGTGTGAGTGAAGGGCTAGTTTCTCAAAAAGTAAAGAAGATGATTCTTTACATCCGTGGAGATGAAGAGTTGAACGAAATGCTTGGTAATTTAATTGCATAACCAATTATGAAATACACAATTACAGAATTTAAAGAATGGCCGAAAGGCCTTGAGGTGAGTTATCACGATTGGGTTGTATTGGGGTCAAAAACCGAGATTATGAAAGCCCTTGGATTCAAGCCCAAATATACTCCGTCATCAGAATATAAAATGACATATCAGTGGAAATGTAATCTAGACAATGGTAGATACTACTTTACTATTTACGATATGTCTTGGGGTAGGAGAATAGGAAAGGATCAGGTAGAAGAATACCATATAGGTTTTGATTGCTCGTATGACGATATTCATGAGTTTTGGCCTAATAAGAAAGAAGCAATTGATATGCTTCTTGCGCTTGAAGAAAGGGGATTGAAATTTAAACACTCTGAAATTTGGGAGAAATGGCATAAGGAAGGAATATTTGGGAAGATCGAAGATGTCGTTAAAAAGAATATGAAATGAAAGATTTGAGCAGCAAAAAGAGAGTAAGTTTAATTTTTGATTATATGTTGTTTGTTCAGCACAATGCAGCAAAGATGATCAAAGAGGGGAGAAGTCCAGCGGGATATGGATTAAAAGACTATCTCGTTGAAGAACTAAACTATACTCCCGAAGAAGCAGAAGATATAACCAAAGAAATAAAACAATTTATAAAAGGACATGGCAAAAGTGAAAATAAAGATAGCTAATGAACAGGATTTTATCAAGGCTTCGAGACGAGGTTCTCGTGAGGCTGAGATAGAACTCTATGGTCGTCCTTTTAATTTTCACAAAGTGTTTCGAAATAAGAAAAAATATACTCGTAAAACTAAACATAAAAATATGAGTTAAATATATTTATCTGTAATGTATGTCTGTGTTTAATCAAAATAGTCCTAAAGAGAATAATGATGAACTCCTCTATCAAGCAATTAAAGAGGAGTTAAAACCGATTCTCGATAAATGGGATGAAAAATGTGGTGTGATAGGAGACTCTGGTGTCTCTTTTATGAATCCAAATAGGACGAAACTGATTAAAGAGACAAGCAAAATTGTAATGCAGTTTATTTGGAGAAAATTGGGAATGAAAATTCCAGATTATTCACGACAATTACTGGACAAAGACTTTAATTTATTAGAACTCAAACAAAAAGATTAATATGATTATTTTAGGACTTTTTTGCTATTTATTTATTTGTCTCCTCATAACACCACTGGTGGTATTGATAGGAGATATCTTCATGATGAGATATGTGACTGGCATCTCGTGGAAAGAGAGCGCTAGGTGTGGGATGCTTTACTTTTTAGATCGTTTTAGAATCAAATAAATCAAATGGTTATGAATATACCAACAGCAAGACAAATATCCCAGGCAGAACGATTCGTAGAAGGATTAAAAATACTCGCCAGCGAATGTGGATTGAGTTCAGTAAATTACAATGCATTCGGAATAACAAAATTCATATTCGAAGATGGCACCTGGATGGGTAGTGTTCGTGCTTATATCAATGCTGGGTACATCAACGAGAATAAATATGCAGAAAGGTATGGGGACTAACACAAATAACTTAAGTAGACCGATTGTATTGGTGTTGCAAGCACCGCCAGCCTGTGGGAAGACGACATGGGCCCGAGAGAAGGTTTCTCATGATAGTGAAAGTCGACGTACTTGGGTTATAATCTCTAAAGACAGTATCAGGAACATGTTAGGTGAGTATTGGGTAGAATCTCGTGAGGATCTAGTGCGGAAGATAGAATGGGAGAGTGCTCGCTGCGCAGTTCAACAAGGATATAACATTATTATTGATGCCACCAACCTTCGAGATAAAGATGTGAGAAGATGGGAAGGATTTTGTCATGAATTCAATTGTGAAATTCAATTCAAGCGTTGGGCACTTCCTTATTCCGAAGCAGTCGCTCGGGATCAAGCACGAAACGGCAAACCTGGAGAACTTGCTGTAGGGCTCGCTGTGATGGATTATTTCTACGATACATTTTTCCCTGAATTAAAAGATAAGTAGTATGTTTATATTTTGGTTTTGTGTAATTATTGGAATACTTGTTCTAATAGATTGGTCGACATATAAGATGTTCCCCGGGGATAAAAAAAGAAATGGTGAAATCCTTGTTAATGATAACTTTACTATATATACAGGGGTTCATCATCTCGGTTTTCATTTTGAGCCAGAATACGACGATGGTGAACACATGATGTTGATAGCATCAACTATGTTTCATCAGTTTTTTTATTATATCCCTTCTTGGAAGGTTCCTGAAGGAGTAGATAGGTGGAATGACGAATCTTATCGTTTTGGATTTTATCTATACGATGATAATCCGAAGAAACTTTTTACCACCATGAATCTTTATTGGAGGTCTTGGAATAAGACTCTTTGGATGCCCTGGAATTATGAACTACATCATCTCATCCTTGAAGGACAGGACGGTGCGAGATACATAGAATTCTATGGAGATAATCGAAAAAGAAATAAAAGGGCTGAGAAATACAATTGTAAACCAATCCCTGTAAAAGACACCTATGATATATACCACAATCCGAAATTTTATTGGCAGGAGCCATATGAGTATGTTTTAAAATCAGGCAATGTACAACGATGCATAGGTATGTATCATATAGAAGAACGAGAATGGAGACCTCGTGGAACGAAATTCATTCCAATCTTTAAACTCACTCATAGAGATCTTGAAATTAATCTGACAGATGAGATTGGTGAAAGAGCAGGGAGTTGGAAAGGCGGAACTATGGGGTTTGGTCGAAGGATGCTCCCTGGAGAGACTCCTCAAGAGGCTTACCACCGAATTATGAAAGAAACTAAATTTGATTAAATATTCCATCAATGTTTGGTAAATATATACATGGGATTATTTGATACATACTCCACTGTCAGACGAGGTAATCAGAAGATC